GCCCCCCGCCATGAGACCCAAGTTGAGGGAGCTCGCCGCTCTTGCTCGCCGTTACAGAGCGAAAAGCCCTCCCAACAGTCCATACGCCATCGCCAATGAGCAGTTGACCGAGATGGCGCAGAATCTCAGAATGATGGGGGTTCCTACCGCCGCTATCGCTGAGGCAGCAGGGGTTTCATATCGGGCCATGGCACGGAGGTTGAGCAAGTGAGCCGTCAATACCAAACAAACACAGGCACCTACACCGAAGAAGAATTAGCCGTCGTCGTTTGGGTCAACCCCAAACACTCGTCCTCGAAGCAAGCCCGCTTCCTTGAGACCATGACAACAGACGACTCGACTCTTCCCATGGCGTTTCCGCTCAAGCATTTGCTCGGCAATAGGTCGTGGAAAAACGCTGTTCTTACACATTCAGGAGCAGAAGTTTTCGAGACTCTCCAGCAGTCCCGCAGAACCAAACCACTGGTTGTTCCACTCAAGGTCGCAACTGAAGCATTTGGCTGGGAAAACTTCTACATCCCGACCGAGTACACCCTATGAAGAAATACATGGATGTGTTTCCAGCAATCCTCAAGATTGCTCCTCCGGGTTCTATTACAGACATCAACAGTTTCACCCTCCGAGGCGATGCTCCTAAGGGAACTCGCCGTCTTGACCGATGCAGGGCCGTTTATATGGGAGAAACCCTTAGAGTCGTGGTTGATAGCCCAGAAGGACCCAAAATGGTCTTTCAGGAAAAGGTTTTTGAGCACTTGAGCGAAAAGAAGACTCACTGGATTAGAACTGAATCTGGCAAAGTTTTTGTTATAGAGAAAGACAATAACTGCGGCTGTGGCTCCCGTCTTCGCTCATGGAACCCTTACGGAAACCACATCTACTCCAATCAGGAGCCCGAATGACTCTCCTCGAACTAGTTATCTACGGATTGGCGACATATCGCCTTACCCGACTATTAACGAGGGACGTTATTACTGAACCGATACGAGAGTGGGTTTGGAAGAGAAAGCCCCCCGAGAGCTCCAAAATCGGCTACCTTTTTACTTGTGATTGGTGTATGTCGATTTGGACCGCATCAGTTCTATTTGCATCTAGTATGATTACACCAGTAACTGATGTTGTAGCAACAGTGCTTGCACTGTCTGCAGCAGCAGGACTGTTGACTGCGTATGAGGATAAATAACTCATACTCCGCAACTTATGACGAGGAGAATCGCCAGTGAGCGTATTCAAGAAAGCAGAAGAGGCAGAGGCTCAGAAACCAGAGCCTAAAAAGACCGCCTCTCGGTCCAAGGCAAAGCGCAAGTCTGCGACCACTCGCTCCACGCAGGTTGTTCTAAACCAGCGCCTTCCTCGTCCTTCAAGTTCTGTCTTCTTCGACAACTCCAACGCTCCTGCCCCCGTCGCCTACGACTTCCCTCGCACCCTGACTGCTGCTGCCGTTCAGGTCAAGCTGAATGACAAGGGAGAGTTCGAGCAGTTCAAGTCTCGCCGTTCCGCCACATCTTCTGCTTGGCAGGCTGAGGCTTGGGAGTACTACGACGCCATCGGTGAAATCAAGTACGCCTTCAACCTCGTTGCGTCCGTTGTCTCCCGAATCCGAGTTTTCGCTGCTGCGATTGATGACCCCAGCCAAGCCCCTATTGCTGTCGGTGAGTCCCGCACAATTGACCAGCACCTTGCTTCTGCTGCAGAGCGTGCGCTTTCACGGTTGAGCTCCGCATACGGTGGTCAGCCCGGACTTCTCAAGGACGCTGCTCTCAACCTTGCTGTTGCTGGTGAGTGTTACCTCGTTCAGATGCCAGCCAAGCCCGGTACCGGCGAACCCGAGTCTTGGGACATCCGCTCTGTTGACGAAGTTCTCACAAGCCAGAAGGGTGGCTACAACGTCATCGGTCGTCGTGAGCAAGCTTCCGGTAACGGAATGAGCGGCAAGGTCACACAACTTTCCAACAAGGCGTTCGTTGGTCGCATCTGGCGCTCACACCCTCGCTACTCCGACGAGGCCGACTCAAGCTTGCGTGGTCTTCTCGACCTCTGCGCCGAGCTTCTCCTTCTCAACCGCACCTTCCGTGCGACTGCTCGCTCCCGCCTCAACGCTGGAGCCCTATACCTCCCTGATGGCCTCAGCGTTGCGGCTCAGGGAGACCCTGACCTCTATGACTCTGAAGACGGCATTGGACCCGGCTTCACCGCTGAGGAAGCAGAGGATGAGTTCGAAGAGCAACTGATTGATGCGATGACGACTCCAATTCGTGACGAGGAGTCTGCATCCGCCGTCGTTCCGCTGATTATCCGTGGACCTGCAGAGCTTGGTGACAAAATCAAGCAGTTCAAGTTCGAGCGTTCTTTTGACCCCGCACTTGCCGAGCGTTCCGACCGAGTTCTGGAGCGCATCCTGCAGGGTCTCGATGTTCCTAAGGACGTTGTGTCCGGCATGGCGAACGTCAAGTACTCGAACGCTCTGCAGATTGATGAGTCTCTTTACAAGGCTCACATCGAGCCGCTCATGCTTCTTATCGTTGACGCACTCACCGTCGTGTACCTGCGTCCGTACCTTATCGCACAGGGCTACTCAGAGGCTGATGTAAACCGCATCACCGTTTGGTACGACCCATCCGCAGTCAGCACTCGCAACGACCGTGCTGCCGATGCAGACGCTGGTCTTGACCGTGGCGCTGTTTCCTACCAGACATGGCGTCGTGCTCACGGCTTCTCCGACCAAGACGCTCCGACTCCAACAGAGGTCGCACTGAGAATGCTTCGTGAGCGGGGAATGATTACTCCCGAACTTACCGAAGCCATGCTTGGTGCTGTTGCGCCGGAAGTCATGCAAGCCGTCCGCACCGCACAACAAGAATCTTCTGTTGCCCCGCTACCTCCCGAAGTCGAGAAGGTGCTGAAGCAGGCAACTGGACAAGAGACGGATGAACCAGCAGAGCAGGAAGAGACTCCACCCGCTGAGGAACCCACCAATGAGTGATGACGGCGTTGCTTACGACGTAAACGGTCCAGCTACTGGAGACTGCCCACCTGCTACTCAGGACATTGAACTCAACCTTGCCAATCGCAAGAACGCAATTGACAAGGCCATGTATGGCCCTCTTAACCCCGAAGAGCCCAACGACGAGTACTGGCAGGAACTTGCTGGTGAGTGGGGCGTCGAAGTAGAGGAGGCCAAGAAACAACGTTGCGGTAATTGCGCAGTGTTCGTGGTTACCCCTTCGATGAAGGAGTGTATTTCGAGTGGACTTACCGGTGACCGCCCTGATGATTTTGACTCAATCGACGCAGCAGGGGAACTCGGTTATTGCGAAGCTTTTGATTTTAAGTGCGCCAGCGCTCGTACTTGCAGGGCTTGGGTATCAGGAGGCCCAGTCACGGAAGAGAGAGAAGCAGCTGGAGAAGAATCCCCCGCCGAGGCGGAGGCTAAGGAAGAAGAGTCAGTAACCGCTGCTGCTAAGAAGCGCACCAAGGCTCAGACCCCCGCTCCGAAGAAGGACCAAATCAAGGGTTCGTCCAAGAACAAGAAAGGTTCGGCTTCCGGTGGAGGAAAAGTTACATTCAGCAAGAAGGTCGAAACCTCTCTACGCAAAAAGGTCGAGACCCATAACAAAACTGCTTCGAAGGGACGACGAGCAACTCTTGGTATGCTCAAGGCGGTATATCGGCGTGGTGCTGGTGCTTATTCTGTATCACATCGACCGGGAATGACTCGCAACCAGTGGGCGATGGGTCGTGTCAATGCGTTCCTCCGTCTGCTGAAGTCTGGCAAGCCGTCCAAGTCTTCGTACACCACAGACAACGATTTGCTCCCTGCGGGACACCCACGTTCGACCAAGAAGAAGTCGAGCGCCATGGCTCAGGCTCTTACCGCTTCTGGACTGATTCCCGAAGAGCAAGCACTCGCTGAGGCTCTGGACTACATCACCAGCAAGTACGGAAAGTTTGACCAAGACGGCGACGGAGTGTGGGCTGGCTACAGCACACCCGAAGAGAACGATGTCAAGGACATCGGAGTCAAGTGCTCAAACTGCGTCTTCTACCAAGGTGGAGACGAGTGCAAGATTATTGCCCTTGACGTTCACCCCGACGGCAAGTGCCGTTTCGCTGTCATTCCTGAAGGCGTTGTTGACATCTCGCAGGTCCCAGTTCGGGACCCCAAGTCGATGGACCTTCTGCTTGCAGATGCTTACGCAATGAGCCAGCTGTCTGTCGAAATCAAGGACTCTTTTGACGACTACGAGTCCCCCGAAGATGTCATCCTTGACATGTGCGAGTTTGCCGGTCTTGGTTATGAAGCAGAGCCCGCTTTCCGTGCGAGCTGGCTTCGTGCAGTCCGCAACAACGAAGACCCCTTCACCCGTGTTCGTCATCTTGCCACTATGACTTACGACAGTCTTGATGCAGACCTTCTGCCAAAGCGAGAGGTATCTGAGTAATGAGTAAGCCACCCGTCAGGCCGTCTTCCCGGCGCATCTCCTTCGAGGAGCAGAACGAGAACATCATCAAGGATGTTGTCGCTGCCGCACGGGAATACAACGCTGACTTCTCGGGTACCCGTGTTGTCACCGCAGGTGTTGCCAAAGAGATTGCGACCCGCTCGCTAAAAAGCAACACAGACGAGCCTTACTCTGTTCGTCATTACCGTGCGATAAACGAGCTTTCCAGCTACACCGCACTTCTTCAGAGAAACCGTATTTCAGGCAACGCACTTGACTACGTTGACCTTCTACCTATCGCACACCCACGGTCCACCCGTGACCACGAGCTTTCCGGCGCTCAGCTTTTTGAGTACCGCTCCCGCTGGGTTTTGGATGACCCACGGATTACCGACTACACCGTTCGCACGCTTCTTGCGTCTGCGCTAACTGCGCACCCCGCAACAACCGAGTACGAGTACGCCATCGCCCGTCTTGAGGCAATGCCACAGGGCACCGTTCCTCAGTACGCACTCGTTGCTGCTCTCGGTGACGGCAACTCTTCGATGGCCCGTCGTGCCCGTGCGATGCTCCAGCGCCGTGACCGCAAGGGTCGCTTTGCTGAGATGGGCGGCGGTCTTCGTGCACTCATTCGCATGGCGAACAAGGCTGTTCGCACTTTGACTGGACGGACTCTGGTTCAAGGTATTGCTGGTGACACCTTCGACATGGAACTGCCAGACGGAAAGATTGTTCGTCTTCCTGCCAAGTCTGTTGAAGGCATCAAAGCACTCATCCCCAGTAAGCAAACTAAGGATGGTTTTTCCAAGAGTCCAGCTAGCTACAAAACTGGCGACCCCATCATTGACTTGGCAGACCTTGAGTTTGTTGATGCACCAGAAGGTTTCAACGTAGACCCAGACTGGTCACCAGATGAGGGAGACCTCGAAACCTACGGAACAAACCTCAGCCACGGCACCATGTACACCGATGATGCTTACGATGTTCTGAAGTTCGACGTTCCCAACGCCAAGTCCAGAGACCTCTTCGAGATTGCTCAGCAAAAAGAAGAAGAAGGTCAAAACATTGTCACCATCGGCAAGGGCAAGAACAACTGGCTAGACCCGAAACTTCCCGTCTACTTCGTCTCCCGCCGTGATGGCAAGGACAAGACATTCGCTGCAACGCAGTCGTGGGCCGACGCTCTTGACTTCATTCGTCAGGATGAGCCTAAGTACGAGACCGGCGACATGGTTGACCCGAAGAAGACATCTTCTGGGAAAGCCCCCAAGGTAAAAGCAACTCTTCCCGAGGGTGAGCCAGATACAGAAGTAGAGGCACCAGAAGCAGATGCAGAGGCTCCAACCGAGCTACCATCTGTTCCCGAAGGTTTCTATGAAGTAGAAACAGAACTTCCATACATTCCCGAAGGACCGGCTGACGGGCAACAGTCTCCTGACTTTACAGATGACCCAGCAGAGCTTGCACAAAAATATGACGCAAACGAACTCAAAGAAGCAATTAAAGAAGCTGTCCAAGGAACCCCCGATGACCCGGGTACCGGATTTGGATTCCTCCCATTCGAAGAGGGAGACGAGGGTGTCCCCGCTGACGCTCTTTACTCGGCGCTTAAAGAGCAGGGCGAAGATGCCGAAGCATTTCTCCGAGACCTTTATGAGAGCGCTGACGGAGGGGATGCTGAATCACCCGAAGGCGTAGAGGTTCCAGAGGTCTCAGATGAGGTCAAAGAAGAGTTGGGTGGAGACCTAGAGCCTGCTCTTGAAAAACTTCCTGAGCCCAAGGAAGCCCCGCCTCTAATTGAAGGGCTCACTGAGGACGAGAAGGCAGAGTTCCTTGAGACAGGAGACTACAAGCCTTACCTGCCTGAGAACCCCGGTCTTGTTGAAGAAGACGTTCCCGAGGGTTACACGGCGCTTAGCTCAGACCCATTCGACGTAGAGTCAGCAGTTCTACCCGAGGGTGCCCCAGAGGGCTTCTCGATGAACCCGGTTGACATTGCGAACAACTATGAGACAGAGGGTCTTAAAAACGAATTCCGTCGTGCCCTTGAGCCCGGTAACGAAATGCCCGGTTATGGAATTCTTGGAATGGAGACCCCCGAGGGCGAAGAGTATGTCGGGTACGTCCCCGGCGAAGCCATTCGTGACGCTCTCCAGTTGCAAGGTGTAGACACAGCCACTCTCGCAAACGACATCTACAACGAGGGTGAAGAAGGACAAGCAGATGACGCACTGACTCCAGACGAGGTTGATGAGGCCCTAGAAGGAGAAGGAGAAACCCCTGCTACAGAACCCGAAGGAGAACCCGGTCCCGAGGAAGCGCCGGAAGAGGGCGCACCTGCCGAGGGGGAAGCTGAAGCGCCAGCGATTCAATCCCCGCCCCCCGGAGGACCTAAGGCCCCAGACGAGTACAAAACCGGAGAGCCAGACGGACCTGCAAAGCTTCGAGCAAACACCACCGACCTCAAGCCCGGAGATGTAACAGCCAACGACTTCTTCACCGTTGAAGACGTTGAGCCGTCTGAGTTCCCCGGTAAGTCGTGGGTCACCGGTTACTACCCGGGCCACCAGACTCAGAAGACCAAACTGTGGAAGAACAACACCGGCATTGATGTCTACCGCAATGTCACTCCTCCTGAGAAGGGCGACCTGCCTGAACTGAGTAAGCCGTTCGCAAAGGACTACGGCAAGGTCAAGCCATCCCCTGACGGCTACGAGTATGGCTCTTATCAGCCTGTTGACCCAGAGGCCAAAGAGAAGTACGAAGCCGATTGGGATGAGTACAACCAGTCAATGGAGACCGCTAAGGGTATGTGGTCTCCGCCAGAAGATGTCGAAGACTGGCAGACAGAAGCAGCCGCTCCTGACTACACCATCAACAACTCCATTGGTGTAAACAAGACCCCTTCCGTAAAACTCCAACCCGGGGACATCACCTTCAAGAGGCTTCGTGACGGATACGAATTCTTTGTTGTCGAAGGTGTTTCGATTGACGAAGACGGAAACGCTGTTGTTGATGGCTACTACCCCGGTCACACGAAGCAGCAAAAGAGCTGGGGCGGTAAAACTAGAATTTCCTTTATCCGTGGTGCAGAAGCTCCTGCATCTGGAGACCTCCCCGAACTTCAACGTCCTAGCGAGGGAGACCCTGACTATGACGAAAAGAAGAAGGCGTTTGACGATGCTAAGGAAGCCTCCGCTCAAAACTACGAGCCACCGGTTGACCTAACCGAGGCAGATATTCGTCTTGGCAACATTATGCCCACTCAGCCTTCATTTGTTGGCGAGGGCCTCAAGAAACTTATTGCCGATGCAGATGGAGACCCCAAGAAGTTCAAGGAACTCCTCGACCAAGAAGAGGTTTTCCACATCGACTTTGAGTCCACTGGTGGTTTTGAGAGCCCCAGCCCGATTCAGGTTGCGATTATCAAGACCCAGAACGGCGAGGTCGTAGACCAACTCGCTCTCTTTATGAACCCTGAGCAACCGCTCGATAGTTGGAATCAGGATAAGGCTCCTGAAGACAAGCTCAAGGATTCCAACGGCGACCCCATCTCTGACGAGTTCCTTGCTGAGCAGATGTCGCAAGAAGATGCGTTCAAGCAAATCTTCGATTTCATGGGCGACAGCCCCATCGTCGCTGCACATAACATGCCATTCGACGGTCCAATTCTTAAGGCATACGCCAACAAGTTCGGCATGGACTACACCCCCAGCGGCGAGATTGACACTCTAGGTTTGTCTCGGGCGGTTATGGGCGGCTTTAGAGGTCACAAGCTAGAAGAGGTTGCTGCCAAGTTTGACCTCGCTGGTCCTGACACCGACTGGCACGACGCCTCTGTTGACGTTGCTGTTCTCCCCGGGATTCTCGACGCTCTCATGGACCAGATGGTCACGACTGGGCGTGGCAAAGACCACCTAGACATTGACGCAACTATTGACAAGTCCAACGAAGAAAATGCCATCTACCTAGACAAGAAGGCTAAGGGCAAGAAGAAGTCTGACGAACTTATTATGATTCAGACCTTCAAGAAGGGTATGGCTGGGGACAAAGACCTGCCCTCCGTTGAAGAAATGGTTGACAAGCTTGAAACAGACAAGCCACTTGCCGAAGAAGTTGGTCCCGCAAACACACCACCAGCTAGCGAACTTTCTGATGGCGACTTCGAAGTTGAGTCTGTCCTTGGAGGGTTTATCTCCAACAACTGGGTCGAAGACGATGACAACACGACCAACGTTGGCAAGGTCGCCGTTGAGGACATGCAAGTTGGCGATTTTGTTGCTGCGAAGTTCAGTGGGTTCCACGAAATTCTTGCGATTGAAGAAGACCCAGACGACCCGAAGAAGATGCGCCTCAAGACTCGACTTCTTGCTACCGGCAAAGAGTATGACAAGAGTTGGGTTCGGTACCCGGCTTACGAGGTTCGTCGTCGCAATGACGCACCCGACGCTGCTCCAGAAGTTCAGCCGGAGGAAGCGGTCGATGTTATTGACGAGGCTCCTGAGAAAGAAGAGTCCGCTGGTAAGTGGCAGGGCTACTCGGTTGCTCAGGGTACCGACGGCGTTTACTACGCAGAAGGCATCTCCGGTGCTGACGTTCAGAAGCTCCGTAACGGTGAGCTAAACCCGCCGAACCTCCCGTTCTTCGCACCACTCGGTGGCGGCGACAACCAAGAGACTGGAGAGGGTTACTACTTCGACACCAAGGGCAACCGCCACTGGGGCAAGTACGGCGCAGCCGGTGCTCTCGTTCGTCGCATGAACAGCGATGGTCAGTACGAGTACCTACTTGCCAAGCGTTCAAAGGGTCTGTCACAGGGTGGCGGCAAGTGGGCCTACCCCGGTGGTGCTCACAAGGACCAAGACATGGCAAAGACCATCGGTGCAACTGCCAAGGAAGAATTTGCAGAAGAGGTCGGTGGAGACATCACCGCTCTGGAGCCTGTAGCAATTCATCCATTCTCCCCCGCACCAGACTGGTCTTACGACACCTACATCTTTGAGGTCGGCGCTGGTCAGCTAGGTGAAGTGGGAATCAAGGACGGGGAGAACTCCGAGATTGGCTGGTTCACAGCCGACCAGATGCAGCAGATGGCTGATGAAGACAAACTCATCCCCGAGTTTGCTGAGTCCCTATCCGCAATGCTCGTATTCGGTGACGACGACACCACCGGCCCAAGCAAGCCAACACCAGACGTTGACGGTGCTGACCCCGGTGAGGTGTCAAACTTCTTCGACACCACCGATTGGGTGAAGAGTGGTGAGCAGGCCGGTTCTAACGAAGGTGCGTTCTACACCGACCCGAAGACCGGCGACATGTACTACGTCAAGAAGCCGAAGTCCGAGAAGCACGCAGCGAACGAGGTTCTTGCTTCTGCTCTCTACGAAGAGGCTGGAACCAAGACTGGTCGTGTCTTCCTTGGTAAGGACAAGAAGGGCAACACCGTTCTGGTTTCCCCAATTGTCCCGGGCTCAAAGAAAGACTTTGCAAACCGCAAGAACGATGATGTTGTCAAGAAGAATGCACAAGCAGACTTCGCTGTTGACGCATGGCTCAACAACTACGACGCTGTTGGCCTTGAGTACGACAACATGCTCACCGTTGACGATGAGGTCTGGCGTGTAGACCCGGGCGGCTCTCTCATCTTCCGTGCTCAGGGCAAGGACAAGGACCTACCTGACACAGTAACTGAGCTCGACTCAATGCGTGACCCGAAGCAGAACCCTGCTGCTGCAGACATCTTCGGTGACATGACGGACGAGGAGATTGCTGAGTCCGCAAAGAAGGTCCAAGCAATCAGCCCAGAAAAGATTGACGAGCTGGTTGACGCTGCGTTCGCAGACGACCCAGAGACTGGCGACTTCATCAAGGAGCAACTGAAGAAGCGTCGTCAGGACCTTATCGACCGTTTCAACCTCGGTGAGAAGGAAGAGGAAGAGACGGAAGTTCAGACCGTTTCTTCTTCCGGTTCAGTTGTCGCTCTTGACCCCGCAGGGGATGTCGAGGCGCAGGTTGCTTCTGCAATTAGCAATGGTCAAAAGCTTTCGTTCTCCTATAAAGGTAAGGACCGAATTGTCACTCCCGTCAAGACCAAAGATGGCGGACCTTCCATTTGGACAAACCCAAAGAATGGAAACGTCAACCTCAACGCTATTGACTCTGACGGAACGCAGAAGAACTTCACTCTCTCCAAGATTGAGCCGAACTCAGACGGCTTTGAGGCCCCCGTTGCTGATGCTCCAGAAACTGACGCTCCCGAGACTGAGGCTCCTGAAGCACCAACTCCAGAACCAGAAGCACCAGCAACAGAGGAAGTAGTCGAGCCAGAAGCCGACCCACAGCCAGCAGAAAAGCCGACCGAGGTTCCTCAAGCTGAAAAGCAGAAGATTCTTGACGACCTGTCTAATCTCGCTGAGTCCGTATTCGGAAAGGCTCCTGACAAGGAACAGCTCAAGACCCTTCTCGGCAACCTCAAGGAGCAGGGCGGAAACCCAGACCTCATTGACTCTGCAATTGAGTCACTAGACGCCCCAGAGGTCGTTGAGCCACAGACTCCTGAAGAAAAGATTGCTGAGGATATTGCTCAGGAGCTTGTCCCAGAGGACCCGGGTCTCGGTAGCCCAGAGCCTCTAACAGAAGCTGACATCGAGAAAACCCTCACCGACCTCGACCTAACTAATCCGGAACTTATTTGGAAGAAAGTTGAAGAGGACTACGAGGGAACCGTTCTCGACAACGGGCACATTGTTGTTGACTCCAACATGCACGGCACAACTCGATACGACGTAGTTGTTCGTCGCACAAGCAAGAACAAGTTTGCTGTATACCACCGCTTGACGGAGAACGACGGCTCAAGCAAGACCTACGTTTTGAAGGGTAGGTATCACTCTGCTGTCGCTTTGAACAACGCTATCTCAAAGCAGATTCTTAACTCCAAGACAAAGCCTGACTATCTCAAGAAGCAGTCGAAGTCTGAGACAGACGAGACGTTGTTGCCGACATCTGTTAGCTCGGTTCCTTCTACTTCAGAAGCGCACGTTGCTGCTGACGGAACACTCCTCACCGAGGGCATGACAGTCAAGGTCGTGAATCCGAAACACAAGTACTTTGGCGAGACTGCTGTAATCAAGCAAAAGCTTGTCTACTTCAAGTCCGGTAAGTACGAATACACGGACTACCTAAAGGTTAAGTACTCAAGCGGGGAAGCAAACAAGATTAACTCTCAGAGTGTTGTCCCTGTTGACAGCGATTGGGAGTGGGGCGACCCAGTTCCTGAAACCGGAGAAACTCCCAGCACAACTACTCCCACAACGGCACCAACCCCTATGGCGGAGCAGCCGAGTGCACCGACTCCTGACCTAGAAGATTCAAGTGTTGACATTGAGGGCCCAGACGACGTTCAGTCAAAGGCTCTAAGTGATGTTCTGGACAATCTCGCCATTGATAAGAACTCAAAAGAATATTTTGAGAGGTACGGAGCAACTGAGAAAACGGAGTACAAGACTCTGACCAAGAAGCACATGGTCAAAGACGGCACCTCCACCGGATACAACATGCTCCCCGGAATGGTTGTCACCAACGGTGACCCTGATGGAGCCGACCCCGAACTCAACAGCCACGGGATTGTCACGAAGACATACCCAAGTTCTGATGAAGTTGATGTGACCTTCTTTGATGGGCCTCTTGCTGGTCAAAGCAAGAAGCTCGGAGCTAAGTCGGTATACAGCCGAGAGAAGTCTGTAAGTAGAAAGACTTCAAAGGAGCAACTGGGAATTGACTACGACGCAACTCCTGTTGACGATGCTCTAAAGCAAATCGAAGCAGACAAAGCGCAGAAGCAGCTGGAACAAGAAGTTGCTGACCTTAAAGCTAAGGAAAATGTAAACGGACCCGGGTTTGAGGTCGAGGAGCCAGAGGGTCCCCCCAACTGGGACCTAAGCCCCTACGAAAACGTTCCTAGCTTGACTGCTGCACTTAAGAAAGCAACATCTGACACTCCGAATGTCGCTGCAAACGGTGCGTCTGTTCTCACTGACAATGGTGCAATTGAAGACCTAGAAATGCGTGTGACCCAAGTTACGGTTGATGGCGAGAAGAAACTGCAGGTTTCTTTCAAGCTCACCGACTGGGCTGGAAATATCTTGGCTAAGAAGTACAAGGGCACCGGAACCCCCACCCTTGAGATGCCTCAGTACGAGACTCAGGAAGACGGAACTGTCGAAAAAGTTGGAATGTGGTCTTCCTCAAATATTGATTACTACGGCAAGGGCACTACCTACAGCGGTGAAGCTGGTAAGGGTGTTTTCAGTTTCCTCCGAGGAAACAAGTCCGAGAAGAGCCCTAACTTCTTCAAGATGGGCGGCTCAAATAATGGACCGGTTTCTCTGCACAACAGACTGACCATTGACATGCCCCTTGACTCTTCGGCTGAGGATATTGCTGAAGCTCTTGAGTCTCTAGAAGTAATTAAGAGTGTTCGACCAGCAACCGAAGCAGATATTCGGGGTCTCAAGGAAAACAAGATGCTTTCCATCTTTGGTCGCAACACTGATGGTACAAAGAACTATGCCGGAGAACTTCGTAAGAAGTATCTAGAAGAAATTGAAAACAAGTGGGGATTCACTGCTGACGACATGGAACTTGTAGTTGACGAGTTCTCACGAGGAAAGTTTATGTACCTCATCCCGGAGTCAGTGGCGAACAAACTTGCATCTGACACTGGCACTAAAGCCTTTGTCCACAACTGGTACTCAGGCAACTTGAGCTCATCAGCTCAAAAACGTGCTGACATGATTTTCAAGCTTCTCACCACCGAAGGCGGAGGCTTGTACTCCACCACTGCTCGTTGGACAGAGGGGATTAACACATCCGGAATGTCTAGTACAGCAGACTTGTCTGGAGCCGGTGCTGATTACATCTTTACGAGCAAGACATCGAATGTCAAAAAGGGAAGCAGTACAAGTAGTGCGTTCTTAAAGTTCTACTTCCCCGCTGAGAAACTTATGCGCCGACTTGATTTCTATAGCAATGCTAGCGACAAGTATGGAGAACTTTCAGAAGACAAGGACTACATCAAGATGTTCTACCAGAATCTTCACGAAGTTCTTTACAAAAAGAATCTGTCTTGGGCTGACCTAGCCACTGTTGATATGGACTCCGAAACCAGAAAGATTCTTTTGGAGAAGCTGACTCAGGCAGGTATTACAGAGCTTCACGGTAACAAGGTTGAAGATTTGATAGGAAAAGCGGACTAGGGAGATAGAGACATGGCATACGAAGTAGAAACGTTTTTTGAGGAACAAGCTGTCCTACAGAAAATGGGCGAAGACTCTTACCGTCGTCTAACTGGCTCAGTCACATTTTGGTATGACAATGAGGACAAAGAAGCCTACCTGTCTATTGCCACAGGGGATAGGCAAAACGATTTCTACATCCGAAGAGAAGAAATCACCGTAACTCCCGAAGGGGAACTTCAGTACGAATGGGAAGGAAATGATTACGTTGTCAGAGCCGTAAAGGATTCTGACAAAGACCTTCTCGATGGTACAGGAATGATTTATGACAACGAAGAAGCAGAAGAGGAGTCCGAAGATGGCGAGTAGTGTTGAGCAACTAGAGGCTCTTCTCGACCCAGAAACCAGAGAAGTCAAGTACCTCATGTACATGGTTAGCGGTCTGGGCAGTTTTCTTCGTAAAGACGGTAAGTGGGTTGTTGCCTACGAAGAGACTGATAATCAGTTTGAGGACCTTCCTATCATAGATTTAGACCCCAGCAAGTCCATGCCCCTTATTGAAAAGTGGGATACTGGTGAGGGTGTGAAGGACGACGACCTGCAGGAGTACGCCCTCCCAGAAGAGGAAGACGAGTAACCGTGGAATACGTCGGCAGAAACAAAAATCAGACGCTCTTCGTCAATGAAGAGCTTGGTGCAGTAGTTGACGAGACGACTAACGAAGTCGTGCTCGTAGATAAGGCTGACTCCTTGGTCGCTTCTGCCTCGTGGACCAAGCACGGGAGCGAGCCAACGAGGGCTGCTTCCGAGCTAGCAAACGCTGCCGTCACAGACCTCGACATTAAGGTCTTTGCTTCTAACGACCGGATGTACACGATTCCCGATGCCGTTATTGCTGAAGCCAAGCGTGGTCTTGCGTGGCGCAAGGAGGAGAAGCGTGGTGGCACTCCTGTTGGCATGAACACCGCTCGCACTCTTGCTAAGGGTGGACAAATTGGAATCAAGAAGGTCCGCCACATTGCGAAGTACTTTCCTCGTCACGAGGTAGATAAAAAGGGCAAGGGCTACAAGCCCGGACAAGACAACTACCCATCTAACGGTCGTATCGCTTGGGCTCTTTGGGGCGGCGATGCTGCCCAGCGTTGGGCCTCCGCAATCGTTGAGCGTGAGAACAAAAAGAAGAAGAGCGCAGCAATCATTGCGTCTTATGGCATGGACGATTACTCGCACGCACAGCGTGTAGAGGTTGACTCGTTCCGTCCTTCGATGATGGAGCCAGACTTCTTCATCCGTGTACGTCTTGACGGCTCAGGCATCGACCGTCTCTACAAGGTAGATGAAGATGGCGCTGTCTTTGTGTGGGATGACGGCTCGTGGGATGACCTCGGGAACATCAACCACGATTTTGAGACTTACGACAAGACTCTTGATGACCCATACGACCGCTGCCACAAGATGCACCTGTCCGTGGACCGTGAGTCTGCTCTCAAGATTTCAGCCATGCTCGACAACGACCCCATGGAAGTTGTTCATCTCAAGAAGATTGAGTTTGAAGAGACAACCATGTTCGAGAGCGCAATCCCTGAACTTGATTGGGAGTTTCTTGACCAACTGAGCGATGACTCATCAGATGAGCTGCCCGACTATGAAGACGACCTTGGCGGTCTCATGGCTTCCGTCATTTCCGTAAATAAATCGGAGTTTGCCGAAGAGGGTGATGCAGAGTACACGCCAGAAGAGCGTTCCGAGGCTGCGTCTCAACAGGTGCGTGACAAGCTTGGTCGCTTCGCTGAAATGGGTCAACGAGTCATCATTGGTGGCGACGCTAATTATCAGGGCAACATCACTGCGCTAAACCCAGACAGCCAAGAGGTAAGTGTTGAGCTAGATAACGGCGAAACTGTTGTCGTTCCCGGTGGCACCGTTCAAGAAGTCAGCACGTTTGAGCCAATCACCAACAGTTTTCCGGCATCGAACCTTGACTTCACCGGAATCCTTGGTGAGCCTCGTGTTCCGATTGACCAGCCGACCGCTCAACTCCCGGGTCGTCTGCCTGCGCTAACAGCGCCGATGGTCAACACCATGGTCAACGACTGGGGGGCTTGGGTTGCAGACCAACGAATGTCTCCTGACTACTCCGGAGACCCGGTTCCCCCCATTCAATACAAGAGCCCGCCCGACATCAGCACCGCTCTTGGTCGCTACTACGAAGCAACAGGAAGCACAACTAACGTAGACGGTACAAACCGTGCAGAGTGGAACCCGGCTACTGCCCCCAATCTTTACGAGACATCGCCTGCTATTCGTGAGTGGTACGAGGGGGGTCGGGCACTAACCGAAGGAAGCGGTGGAAAACTTGGTTGGTACAGACCAAGACTCACAGCATCAGGAGCAGTCACTGCTGCAGCAGAAGATGACACCTCTCTAACAGTAGAGACTTCCGATGTTGCTCCTCTCTACATGGCAATTGTCTCTCCTGATGACCCTCAGGCTGTTATGGAACTTGTCTGCATGATTCCAGCTAGCAAGAAGACTCGTACCCCTGCGACATTTATTCGTCGCAACAAGAAGTGGGAGCGCAACGACCAGATTGCTCGTGACCTGCAGAGCCCAACGCCTCCTCCGGTTGTTCTTCTCAATCAAGAAGACCTTGCTGCAGTAACAGAGCAGGTTGATGGGAGCACTTCCGTAGCTGCGTCAGGCATTCTGGTACCGAGCCATATTGCTCTAACAAACAACGCCATCATTGCTGCCATTCAGGCTGCTGGTGGTCTTGACCGCAACCGTGGGAATGCTGAAAAACTGCGCCGTTACTGGACTATCGGCAAGGGTGGGCTCAAGATTCGCTGGAACACACCCGGCGACTGGACCCGATGCAACCGCTACCTACGCAAGTACATGGGCCCCCGTGCCAAGGGTTATTGCGCCCTACGCCACAAAGAAATGACTGGCGTATGGCCCGGGTCCAAGTACAACGTTGGCAAGAAAAAGAAGAAGGGCATCCGTGGTTCTGCGGATATCGAGACTCTTAAGACAGAACAGCAAGTTATTGGTGAGTTGACGCTTCGAGCTCGTGCCGAGTCCGCTCGCTCACGCCTTGCCGGTCGGGAAGCAGCAAAGCCCACCGACCACGGTGCAAAGTTTGTTATTCCACTGGTAATCCCAGAAGAGCTTGAGTCCGGTGACGGTCGTATTTTCGAGAAGGACTCAATACAAATCCGAGACCTACCTCTTCCTCTGCTGTGGCAAATCAAGACAGGTCAGGGCCATGATGGCTCTGTTGTAGTCGGACAAATCACCCACATGGAGAAAACCGAGCAAGGCATCGGAAATGCCTACGGAATGTTTGATAGCGGAGAATTCGGCAAAGAAGCAGAGCGCCTTGTTCGTCACGGTTTCATCCGTGGCGTGTCCGCTGATATGGACAAGTTTGAGGCAGAAGAGCCAGAGATTCCTGAGCTAACCGAGGACGGCGAAGACGACTCGAAGAAAATGGGTTCAGGTAGAATAAATATCACGAGCGCACGGGTTATGGCGGTGACAATCGTTCCTAAGCCTGCGTTCCAAGAATGCTTTATTCAATTGATTGAAGAAGATACAGAAGCTCAGGAGGGCGAAGTGGTACCAGACGGAGTTTACGTTGAGGGGGTTAGTCCTCTGGATGCCTCCGCCCTAGTTGCTTGCGGAATGGTTGCTGACGCAATCCCGGTTGAGCCGACAAAAGAGTGGTTCCAGAACCCCGAACTGAAGAAGGCAACACCCCTAACAATTACTGATGAGGGTCGTGTATTCGGGCATATCGCCGCTTGGAATGTTGACCACATCGGAATGAGCTTTGGAACAAAGCCTCCTCGTAGCCGTAGCAAGTACGCCTACTTCCACACCGGGACAATCCACACCGCTGAGGGTGACACTGTTCCGGTCGGTCAGCTCACTCTTGCTGGTGGGCACGCCGGTCTAGAGGCTGACGCTGCTGCAGCCGCTAAGCACTATGACGACACAGCTTCCGCTTTTGCCGATGTCCACGCTGGCGAGGACGCTTACGGAATCTGGGTAGCTGGTGCTCTGCGTCCCGGCACCACCCCGGAGCAAATCCGTGCTGCCCGTGCATCGGCTCCTTCTGGAGACTGGCGACCAATCAAGGGAAGCCTTGAGCTAGTTGCTGTGTGTCAGGTCAATGTTCCGGGATTCCCGATTACCCGTGCAAGGGTTGCTTCGGGACAGGTCATGGCCCTAGTTGCTGCTGGTGCAAGCGTTTTGGCGCAACTAAAGCATGACCCGCTTTCAGATTTGACCGAGCGCATCGCTCGAATCGAAGAGCCACTCCTAGCAAGCAAGCACGCAGAACTTGCCGCCAAGGTCAAGAAGGCCAAGGACGAAGACAAGGGCGATGAAAACGGCTGGGAATACATGATTCAAATGCTGGATGATGACCCAGAGAATGAGCTCGCTGTCATTTCCCGCCGAGT